GTTGTAAATATTTAGTGAGCTATACACAGTTTTGCCTCAATAATACCATGATCTTAATATATTCTAATCCCTGTAGGTTTGCCCGACCTTGCAAATAATGGATTGAACTCACGCCAAATAAGATAGCCTAAACTATCAGCCATGTGGTCATAGCCAGACTCTTTATCTGGTTCGCCTTTGTCATTGTATGACTGGAGTTCCATTGATTCAATTAACTTTCGGCAACAGGCATGGATTTGTAAACGGCTTTCCCCTTTGCCGTTACATAGTAAAGCCTGTACGGAA